TTGGTCTACAAAAGCATCAGGTGAAGCTGTTAATGAAACAGTTAATCTAGTTATACAAGTTCCATCATTATATTCAATTAAGTCATCATCTAAAGTTATAGAAGCTGGTGGTTGGACAGTAGTAGGATTAGGTAAAGTTGTATCTGCAATTACTGGCGCAGCAGATTTGCTAGCCCATTGGTAAAATGAATTTTGGTGTTCAATCAGTTGAAGATTAACTGTTGAATCTGTATTTATACTTAATCCATAAACTCTAAAAGGCTTTGCAGAAAATCCTCCGGTAGAATAAGTAAGTTCTACAATATCTCCAATAGATAAATTTAAAGCCTCTGAAGTACACATCAAATCTACTCCTAAAGCATTTCTAGAGCGCCTTAATAATACTTCGCACATTTCTTCTGCTGTATAAGGATTGGTTATTCCTTTAAAATCAAAATTGCCTTCTAGATTAGTTCCATTATCTTCTGCAAGCATTGTTGCATATTGGTCAGCTACATCTAAGCCAGAATCATCAGCAGGTGGAAATGAAACAGTATCTTCTTGCCAGTTCTTTTCAGGATTGACGAAAGTACCCAACACCCTATTAAATTTGTAATTCTTTTTTTCTCCATAAATTTTTATACCACCAATGATTTTATCTTTATCAATAGTCATCGCAGAACTACCAGTTCCTTCCACCAGAAGTATAAGTGAAGATACCTCGCATTGGGTTTAATAATTCTCTTACATTCTCTAAAAGTTTTTCATTAGTATCTAGAACTATGTTTGTTGTGAATAAATTTATATTAGAGCCACCTGAATATGTTGGAACTTGAGTCTCGCAAGTAGTAGCAGAAGTTTTAAATGAATCGTAATTTGTTTCAAATGCAGAATTTGGTAATCCTTTTCCAAATCTAGAATTTCTAATATAATCTAATAAGCATAATGCAGGATTATTAGAAAAAGCCCAAGTTGTTGAATCGTCTTGCCTATGCGCTCCTGAGCCACCTTTAGTAGAATCTAATCTTGGGTCATATACTTTTCTTCCTTTTAAAGTAACTTTAACATCAGGGACTCCACCAGTAAAAGCATCTTGATTCCAAGTAAATTTAAAAGCAAGATAAGCAACACCAGATAATTTATGATTGCTGCCCCAATTAGTAGATTCATCTAATAAAGAAGATACTGGTTGATTATCAAGACCAAAAAATGGTTGAACTGATATTAAGCTAGCGCCATCTTTATAATAATTTGTATCTGAAGCATTTACTGTTCTTACTGTTTGGTCTGTTAATGCGCCTGACCAAGTAACTAGTTTGTCATTAACATAAATCTCATCTATTGATTCAATATTTCCTTCACAAAGAACTCCGGCTAAATAAAGATAATTATTATTAGACCCAGAAGATTCTACAAATACTTTTTGAATACCTAATTGTCTTTGACCATAAACAACTGGAATATTTTCATTATTAGAAGACTTATTAACTAAGATTCCTTGTGCTGACTCATATTGTTGAGTTGGTGCATTAGGTGGTTTTGGTTTTGGTCTAATTGCATAACTTATAGCTGTTGTGACAACTGCTACTGCGACTTGTGCTATAATACCTTTAGCCATGTAATTGATTTACCTTATGTTGAGTTTTAAAAGTTTTATAAATATGGTTTGTATTATCTGTTCTTAACCATCTTACTTTTTCATTTTCTTCTGTAATGCTAGTAAAATAATCTTTGCACCATTTATATATCTCTTTGAAATTTGATTTGGCTACACAATTAATAATCCAAATATTATTTCCACAATTCCATTCGTTCTTTTTTAGCTTGCCAGTTACAATATATCTTTGCTCAACTGCATCTGTAATAAATGCCCAATTAACAAATCCTACTACATCTCTGTCTTTGTAGAATAATTGATATTGGTCTAAGTTAATTGCCGGAGTATTTTCTTCTACTAAATATTTATAAGAATATTTATCGTATTTTTTAAACTGCCTATATAGATGAATGATTTTATATAAGTCCATTAGGCTCTGCCCCATTTAATATCCTGAATAGCCTGAGAAGCATAATCAAATCCTACATCAGTTGGAAAATGTAATTTCTGCGAACCAGTATTTGTTTTTCTTCCTTTTTGTTTTTCAAAATCTGCCCAATGTGAAGCAACACTAATAGATACAGTTGAACTATTATCATCTTCTTCAACATTAAAGTTTTCTATTCTTCCATCAAATAAAAGAAATGGATAATTTATTAATGCTTGGTTCTCATCTAAGAAGCCTCTATATACCCATGCTCTTTTATCCATGTAATCATTATTAAGAAATAGAGATATGATTGTTTGGTCAGCGCCAGAAAATTTAAGAACTAAATTATTTACTCCTATTTCAGAACTTTCATTTGCTTCAGAAGCGCCAAGAAATAAAGATGATGATGTATAAGTGTTGCCGTCGTAAGTTATATCTTTATAATGGTCGGTGTAATAAGTTCCAGTTGAGACTCCTAGATAAACTAGTTCTACTGGATTAAGTTTATTAGTTGCTAATTCTGATATTAATGAAGCATTTAAACTTCTTGTCATTATAATACCTCAACTAAATCAACTTCGTATTGATAATATAAAGATGTTCCAATATTAAATTCTTGAATATCGCTTGTCAGTCCAACAGTAAAATCTACATTGTTATAAATTAAAACTGTATTATCTGATAGGTTTGCTCTTAATGGTGGTTCAATAGTTAATGTTCCTGCGCCTGAACCATTTGATGATAAATCTTCTACAACCATATAAACTTTTGTCTGGCCAGTAAATCTAATAAAGTCTCCAGCTTTAAGTACACCAGTTAAATTATTTCCCATGCCATCTACATCAATAGTAGTGTCTCCTGCTGTGTGTGAGCCATTAACAGATATTGTTGTTGATGCAGAGCCTCTAGTATCTTCCATAGTTGCAGGAGTATAAGTAAATGATTCTAATTGGCTTCTTTGTTTCATTATGAAAGCAAGAATAGGTGCAAATTCTGCTCTAGTCATAACTGGGAATCTTAATGTTAATGCAAATCTTTGACCATCAATTTGTCTTGCTTGTCTTCTGCCTGATGAAGTTGTTGAAACAATAGTATTCTGTTGTGAACGAATAATTACATCTCTCGGTGTTGGACTTGTTGGGAATGTGCCACTCATATTAAATTAGATTTACCTTTTGCGTTTAATGCTTGATTTACTATGTTTGTAATTGTTGCTCTATTATTTAATAGTAATTCTTTAACACCTTTAACATCAGTTGCATTAATTGTGAAATTAATATTTGTTCCACCCATCATGTCATGGTTAGGAATCAATGTTCCATTACTTTCAGGAATGAATAGTTCTCTACCTCTTTCGCCAACTGTATAAGGTTGGCCAGCTTTCATAGAACCACCCTCTGCAAATCCAAATATACTAGAACCAATGCTTATAATATCTCCTAAGCCAAATCCACCACCGCCGCCACCACCGCCACCATATTGTGCTTGTGCTGCTCTAGCGCCGGCTATTCCATTTTCTAATACTAATTGAGATTGCAGTAAACCATTTTGTTCTCTCATAGCTTCAATCTTTTGTTTATGAACTTCTAAGTCTAAATAATTAATTCCAAGATTTTCTAATAAATGACTAGTTTGTTTGCTTTGTTCTTTAGTTCTATCTCTTTCAGTTCCTAAAATTTTATCTAATAAAGGTTGAATAATATATAGTCTAACAAGATAATCTATTGTTGTCGCAAGTATCTTAACTAATATTCCTTGTAAAAATTCTTTAAATGTTCCGCTTAAACTTTTTCCTAATACTATTATCTCGGCTATGCTTCTTGAAAAATCTGAAATACCTTGATTAGCAATATTAGCAAATGATGCTATTGAACCTAATTGGTCTATTGTTTTACTATTTAATTGACTTAAAGTAGAAAGTAATTGTCTGTATAAAGGAACTATTTCTGCAACATTCTTTTTTTGTTTCTCTATATTTTCTTGATTCCTTTTTTCTGCATCTACTCTTAATTTAGCTTTTTCTTCTAATGCTTTATATAAATCAAATTGTAAAATTAAATTATCTTTTTGGCTTTCATAAGAATTTGTTACATCATTACTTTTTATTCCTAAGCTAATTAAAGCATCTTCAACAGCTTTTATAATAAAGCCTATTGCTAATGCTACTGCTTTTCCTTTTTTACCTAATAAGAAAAACCCTACTATTCCTATTTCTTTAACTGCTTCAGGAAATAAATTTAATAAATCATTAACACCTTTGATTGACATTACTAAAACATTAAATGGTTCTTTTAATAATTCTATTAATGAAGATGTAAATGAAGCAAATGCTTTTATTCCTTCTATTAATCCAAAAGTAAATTCTCTAACAAACTTACCTAATTGCTCAGGATTGTTCCTTATTAAGTCAGAAAATACATTAACTAAATCTGTAAAGAAATCTAATAAGCCAGCTTGTGCTATTGATTCTTGTACTTGTTTTAATGAGTTTCTAAATTTATTTGTAGCGCCGGCAAAGGTATTAGCAAAAGCATCAGAAGCAGATTCAAATGTTCCGCCTCTACCAAATGTTTGTAAAAATATTCTAACTATTTCTTGCGAAGATACTTTAACACCTTCTTGTAATCCTAAAAATGATTCTAAGTTTCTTCTTTTTAATTCTCTTGCACCTTCTATTCCAGTTCTTGATAATGATGAAAATTCTCTAGCAACTGTTTCAATATCTAATCCTAAAGTGATTGCAGCATTTTGAATTGCAAAAAGATTATCAGTTAGTTCTTTACTATTCTTAGAAAATGCAAAAACTATTTCAGATGCTCTTTCAATGCTATCAGATTGTAATGGACTTTGTGCTGTAAATTTTTGTAATTCTTCAAATGCTCTTTTGCCTTCATCTATTGATGGTGCTAATAATAAAAATTGATTTCTTAATTGTTGTGCTTGGCTTCCAACATTTAAAATGCTTTTAACAACACTACCAGCACCAATACCCAAAAGTGCTGTTCGTAAACTAAATATTGTATCTTTAACAGACTTAAAAGCCTGAGTGGCATTGTCAATGACATTAAGTTTTATGTTTAGTTGTTGCTCTGCCATATCTAAGTTTTTCTCTATCTGCCTTTACTTTAAAATATGCCAACCAATAATAAAATTCATCTTGTGTAAAACACAAAACTTCTTCCATACTTTTTCCTAATTCGTGACCCAGAGCAAGTATGGTATATAACTCAGAATCAAGTCTTACTTTTTTTCAGCTTCTTCAAATGAAGTTGAATCTAAAATTTCTTTAGATACCCTAGCTATAACACTTGGGTCAGCATTATTCAACAAAACTAGTTTGTCGTCTAATTTGAATATTTTATTTCCATCAGCATCTTTAGATTTAAGAACTATGACATCTACCATTACACCTAAGTCGTCATTCTTAGCGCCTTTAAAGAGGTTTCTTGTTTCCGCAAGAGTCATTGGTTGCGAATAAATAATTAAAGGTTTGCCTTCCTCGCCCCATTCGGCAACCTCAATTTTTTTTACACCTTTAGCTTCAAAATGTGCCTTCACTCTATCTATTGTATTCATAACTTCTTCCTTTTCTATTTAATTAGTTAGCTGTTCCGATTGTTACTGCACCAGTGCCTTGGAAAGTAATTTCTGCTTCTACCATTCCATCAAATGATGCGCTTACATTATAACCAGTTACGATTGCATCAACAGCATAGAATTTGTCGCCAGCAGTATTACCTTCTGGGAATAAA